ATTATATGTTCCTGCCTGTTCAAGACTAACTTGATACGCAAGTTGATCCAAACTATTGTCTGTTTCAATAGAATCAATTTGAGCGATTCCAGTATCAATTTCTTCCGAACCATATTCAAAAGTTTTACACTTCAACTTATATGTAGGCAGATTTTGTACCTGATAAAATGGATCATCATGGTCTACAAAGGTAATCTCAAATAACTTATTACCTCTAGGCCAATATACCAAATCACCTTCATTCGGACGCAAGGATACAATAATATTATTATCAATTGCAACGAACTGTTCCCATCTCCTTCGAGCTACGGTAAAGGTCGCATCATCCTGTATATCCAAACCAAATTTGGTCATGAGTTCTTTCTCACCCTCATAACCGTCTACATTGTCAACGTACATCTCAATGAGATATGCGTCTTCAAACTTACTTAAACCATCTTCGCCAAATAATTCGTCTTCCGATACCATTCTACGAGGAATGTAATAAACATCCTGACCATAGATACGCAACTGCTCTATGATTAAATCTTCATAGAGGTGCTGTTCTGGTCTTGTTCCTGTATCAAAATAAACATTAGTTGGCATTACTTTAACCTATCATATGCATTGGTGGTAACTCATATGCAAGTTGGATTTGTTCTTCTAACTTATTAATCTCTTCTTGCGCTTGAGTATATATCTGTTCACCGTTTAGTGCAACTCCACCCAACATTTGGATGCCTTGAAACTTAGAAAGGTTTGCACCCCACTGTAGTTTAATTAGTTGTGTTGCATACTTCTTCAAAAATATATCATCCCATACATCAACAAATGTTGCTGGGTCTAATTTACGATAACATTCAATGACAATATAGTCATCTGCAACAACATCACTCTGCCAATCCATATCCAAATACAATCTATTCTGATGTTGGTTGTGACGAATCTGAGTCTCACCTGTTAAGATGTGATCTAAGAAATCTAAGTGTTGCATAGTCATTTCATAATGTATAATTGATGTTGAACTGAAGTCATACAAGTCATTCAACCTAAGTTGATACTTGACATCGAACATATTTAAATTTGACTTGTCTGTAAAGGGAAATACTTTTACAACAGACATAACTGTGGGTGGAACAGGAATATAATTCTTCTGTTCTTTCCATACTGCTGTTGTAGAACCATCAACGTCTGTTGCTGTTGCAAGAGAGTTGTCTGATCTAGCCCTGTCAATATCCGCTTGAGTAACCTGATACTTTAGATATACTCTTTCAATACCATCGTAATGATACTGTGCAAAATATTGCAATGCTTCATCAATTCTGTCTTCTACTTGATCTGGATCAACATTAATTTCAATCACAGGTTTCCCTAGTGAACGGAGACAGTATTCTTTAAATGTAGTCCTTGTATTTGGTGTTGCCATATCTTTATCCTAAAGCAACCGCTAATGCGATTGCGAACCCTTCCTCTGCACCTTTATTTGCCACTTCAACAATTGTCCCATCTGCTTGTTTCGTATATATCTTTAAGTCAGTAGAGTTGATTGCAATCTCCCCTGCTGCTAAATCACTAGACGATGGAACAGCTGATGCAGTCTCAGAGCGTTTTGGTTTTATTACAGTAGTCATAATTCAATATCCTTAGTAACTACTATTTATGAGTACGTTCCGCCGTCTATTCCAGTAACAGTTACAGCGCCTGATGAAACAGTAAAGTTTGCAGAAGCAAATGATGCAACACCTTTATTTGATGCAGTAGCAAGTTCTGCGTCTACTGTAAATGTGTTTGAACTGTCGTTGTATGTCAAATCAATACCTTCTCCTGCTTGGAAAAGTTGTTCGATTCTGTCATCAACTCTTTCGTCTGTGTAGAATAAGTTTCCATTCTCTGCAAAATCACCAGTGTCCAGTGTGATTGAACCACCTAATGCAACAGCTGTTGAATTGATAGTAACAGAACTATTAGCAAGTTTTGCATTTGCAATTGAACCAGCCAACATACCGTTAGTGATACCAAGTGCTTTCACTTGTATTGCATCACCAGATACTTGGATTGAACTATCATCAACTGCAACGTCAATTGTGTTACCAGTTTTAGTCAAAGCAGCACCAGCAGAAATTTGTCCAGCACCAGAGAACTGGTCGAATGTGATGTTATCAGTACCAAGTGTTGGTGTTCCGTTATGTGTTGCAACATAACCATTGTCTGCGTTTGCAGTACCTTCTTCAACGAAAGTAAATGCACCACCTGTAATTTCAGATGCCTCGTTTGCGTCTGGAGTTCTTGTTAGAACAAATGCCGCAGAACCAGAACCCACAGTAGTTACTTTATAGAAACCATTCTGTGTTGCAGTTGTTTGGTCTTTAACAAGTACTCTGTTATTTAAAACAAGAGTAACACCGTCAATTGCGATTGCACCGTTTGAAGATGCAGTCAATGTACCAGCACTATTATTATAGTTTGATGCAAGGTTTGCTGTTGTAGCAACTCTTACAGATGCCTTAACATCTAATCCGTTTGCAACTTGGTCAACATATGTTTTGTTAACAAGTGACTGTGAAGTAAATCCAGCACGTCCTTCATAACCAGATGGAACAACAACTGTACCTGTTCCGTTTGGTGTTAGGTTTACATCACCGTTTGTATCTGAAGATGATAGTGTATTACCATTTAATGTTAAGTTGTCAACATCAATTTGAGTCATTGCTGTCAATGCAGTGATTGTGTCACCAAGTGATGTATCAGTACTACCGATTGTAATTCCATCGTTAGCAAGTTTTGCATTTGCGATACCACCAGCAAGATGTCCATTATCAACAGAACCGTTTGTAATATGTTCTGAGTCAATAGCATTGTCTGCAATTTTATCACCATTCACAGCATCTGCTGCGATTTGTCCGTTTGCAACACCTAATGCTTTAATTGTTACTGCACCAGAAGTTACTGCAAAGTCAGCAGTTGCGAAAGAAGCAACACCCTTATTAGTTACAGTTGCATCCTCACCAGCAACAGTAATTGTTGTACCAGAGTGAGTGACATCCATTCCCTCTCCACCAAGGATTGAGAACCCATGTGAAGATGGTGTCATTGCACCAGAATCAGATGTTACTGTTTTAACAACAGTGTCCGACAATGAAACCGCACCACTGGAAACACCGAAGTCTGCTGTTGCGAAAGAAGCAATACCTTTGTTAGTTACAGTTGCATCTTCACCAGATATTGTAGTTGTACCAGCTGCATCATCATATGCAACATCGATACCTTCTCCAGCAGTTACAGAACCACCAGAAATATCTTCAATATATTCTTGGAGAGATGTACTTGCATCTGTGTAGATGTTTGTTATGACAGACTTACCAGTTCCGTTTGGAGTTACGGTAATATCACCATTTGTATTTGTTGAAGTGATTGCATTACCATCAATAGTAATATTATCTACTAGCAACTCATTAATTTTTTTGTTTGAGTCTACGAGTAAAGCTGCACTTGCAGTGAGTGTACCGTGACTGTGTTCCATTAAGTCGGTATAGTATTTACCACCAATCTTAATTGGAGTGTTTGAGTTCGATGTTGGGTCACCGATATAGATTCTTCCACCGTTACCGCCTGCATCTGTGTCAGTCGAACTAGTATCATAGATATATGATAATTCGCCTTGTTCTAACGTAGATGGTAGATTTGCCGTAGTGGTGCGTTTGATTTGAATAATTGTTGACATTATTTTTCTACCTTGTTTAAGTTTATATTAAAAAGTTCCACCGTTCAGACGTATTTCGCCTGTATCAGTTTCAATTCTATTCGTTATAACAAATTTTTCAGTTCCACCATCATATTGAATCAATGCTCCATCTTGAACGGAGTCTGCGTTCACATCAGCAAGTTCTACCAATTTACCTCCTGCTGCACCAGAGTCGCCCTTTGGGCCTGGCACTGTAACACGAGTTACTTGGGGTTGGTTTCCTTGCGATACCGAACCTTGTATTGTACTGGATGTATTTATCTTTGCACTTATTGACATCTATCTAACTCCTAGATACACTTGGGTTAACAGTAGCAATACCTTCAACTACTCTAGTCTTATCATTCGATGCGCCTGTAATGAGCAAGTCATAAACATAACGTCC